CATAGGGAAGACTTTAAGTGGATAGGTCTTGTAACAATTGGACCAGATAATTTCTGGACGACACCTAGCCCCAACAAAGAAGAAGTTGCAAGTGACCTGCGTTCACTTGAGAAGCAACTTAATTATGAATTGATTGAAACTGTTGAAATGGAAGGAGTATATCCTGAACGCGCTACAATAATAGAAGAAAAGTATCAAGCTAGTGGCAGGACCAACGGCTTGTACATAGGATTAAACCTGAAAAATGGCGAGATACTTAACGACACTACCAAGTAATCTTGGTTACGTAAATCTTGGCACTGTCCAAGCTTACCCAACTGGCGGCACTGGGCCCACGGCTTATGGGCCTACCAGTTATTTCGGTAGTGATCCGCTTCCTCCACGGCCAGGGGACAACATCAATAACCCAGTTGACCTTGGGGACATTAGTACATTTGATTCACTTTTCAAAACACTTACGCTAACCAATACGCACGGCGGTTTAACTCGAATACAGACAACGTTCTATAAAGTACGCCTTCTAAAGCCGCGTTCAATTCAATTTACACAGAACTACAGCCAAACTTCTTACGAATCAAAAACAAACAGAAACACTATAGTTTCAATTTACTCTGTTGAGGATGGGAACCACAGAAGAGAATTACCAATTAACGACAATGGATACGTTTATACAACCTCAGCAATCCCTTATTCTGATTCGGACACCGACATAATTGAAAGCCGTACGGCAGACTACCCAAACACAATTCTTCCAGAGGGGGATTATTTATTCTTAATCACAAACGACATCCGTTTTATTGAAACTACTTATTCAATCTCAATAATAATCTCATTAACTGACTGGCGTTATACGGATGAGCCAGTGGAGAAAGCTATTGACTTCGGTTCCATAACAGCCCCAGTGGATACCTCTTTTGATTTCGGTGGTATAGCGGCATAAGTGCTACACTATTAGCAGCAAACCGTCTGCACCGTGAAAGTCATTACTGTTGAGCAGTTTGAGCACGATTTTGACGCCATAATGGATGACGTGTGTAGTAATTTAGAGCACTATAAAATACTTACGGAAGACTCTGCGGTTATGCTAATACCAGTAGAAGCTTATGACTTTTTAAAAGACACGTACAAAGAATGGGTAAACGAATCAAAAACCGCCCCTGTTGAGGGCTTTGATTGATTTTATTTTTTAAGCAGTGGCGACGGCTGCTTTATCGGCGGCTTGTTTTTTGGCCAGGGCATCAAGATACTTCTGTTGATCTTCCGAAGCGGTTGAAGGAAGTTTAAATTCGTCTTTTGGAGCTGCAGAGCCAGGCGTAGCACTGGTAGCGGCAGTAGAGCTTCCATCGGGTGCATAAAAATCACCAGAAGCTTCTCGCGTAAATTCTTTATTAGCGGCTAAAGCTTCTTGTTCTTTAGCATCTGCCGAATAAACATGCTGTCCAGAAATAACGTTCATGTATCTTTGAACGTGTTTAGATCCTGCGGCGCCTGGTGTTTTAAGTGCACGACCTAGTACGCCTTCACGTACGTAACCTCCTTTTTGTGCAGACTCAATTTCACCGGGATCAGAAGTAAGAAGATAATCATTAAAATCGCCCCTTCGCAATCTAACTATATCAACTGCATCAGGAGATTTATCTTCTTGTCCGAAAAGTTTAAAGGCTTCACCTTCTTTAGTCCAACCAGCTCGTTGAGCAGCTGCTGCTTCATCAGCATTTTCTATATATACGTGAGCACCAGTAAGTGGGTTAAGTAGCCTATTTATTTGTTTAGAAGAAGAAGAAGCTGCCGGTGTAGATGCAGTAGCAGCGGTAGCAGCAGCAACATCTCTTTTTTTATTTACAGACTCAACATAATCTTTTTGTGCTTCACTTGTAATACCTGTCCAAGTTGAACGTGCTGTTTTCCAAGGATCGACGCCACTGGTATTAGCTAAGGTATATTTATCAGCAATTGGAAGGGATGACAGGTAATTAGCAGCTTCTCCGGCCTGCCTACCACGTTCACGAGCAGCTTGTTCTTCTGGCGTACCGTATATTTGGTATCTACGATTTCGAAACTCTTCTGTTTCTGATTTAATTTTAGCTTTTAACTCAGCGCTACGTTGAAAATCTGCTTCAGGAATTACAGAAGTGTAAAGCTTGGGAGCAGCCGGTGGCGGTAAAAAGCCGTATGTCGTGGCCATAACCTTTTATTTTTTTACGTGAAACTCTATACTGATCTTACTACCAATAAATTGAGCCAGGTGCTGGATCCCTACAACCCCCAAGGGGCCGAGAACGATGATCAAAAAAAGCTCTGCGTAGGTGATGGGCCTTTTCATGAGGAGGAAGTTTTGCAGTACATGGTCCAGTTTAACGAACTATTGGCCAGTATGTCTACAAAGGTTATGTACTCGTTAATGACTTGGCAGCAAAAGCAGGTAGCAAAGTCCTGGTGGGAGGCCTGTAATTACGGCGGTAAGCCTAAGCCAGGTGATTTAAAACACATGGAAGACAAACGTAAATATTATGAGTGGGTTTTACGGCTAGACCATATAAGACAGTGGGAATTTGTGCTAAAAAACGTTAAGATACCGGCAGAACCGTAAAATTTCTTTCATGTTGTCGGACATCTGGCTTGAAGAGGAGATACCTGTAAGTCCGAACAAGGCTGCCGCTCCTATTGACCCTAATAAATACGTTAGTTATAGGTTCAACGGGCTTGATATACCTGAGGTAACTATAGAAAACCATGAGGAGAAGCTGGTACCGTCCCTGGCAAGACAGGTAGAAATGTTTTTACCGCCCTCAGGAAGCTTTGAGGAGGCTGATTTGAGGCGTTATTTAGAGCTTGTGCGTAGCTATGAGACCTCTACAAACGACCTTGTACTTGGGCTTTCATTGGCAGATCAAATACGCATATGTTTTAGCGATATGGTGCCAGCAAAAATCTGTTCTAAGTTTCCTGACATCGATCTAGCCACAAAACGCAGGTATCGGTGCGTTGCTGAGTACCTTATACGCCAGGAGGAACTGATCAAGATGAGGGATACATCAGGAAAACTGATAAAAGAGGTAGGAAACCTTGGAAAAATGGTAGTAATCTATCGTCCACTGCCAAAAATAAGGGAAACCTTAAGGCGTTCAGGACTAGCTAACTTCATTAAGCCTTCGCCAAGGGAGCAGGCAGAGCAAGCCGTACAATAATTTTCAAGGTATCCGAATCAATTTTTTCTTTTTTCTTGCTATCATCTTAAACAACCACACTTAAACAGCATATGACTAACTACAAAGCAAAAAAACTATCAAAGCTATTAGGGACAGCTCCGACCCAGACGGAACGCTTGATGGCAGAGCTTGCCGTTGAAAGGGTTTGCGATGATATGTGTGATTTTTACGATAGGTTCTACTTCTTTGAGGGGCCAGGTGCAATGGTGTACGTGCCGATGGCCAAGGAAGAAAAAGATACTATGTTCTACATGACTGTTGCTGCGCTTATTGCAGCCAAAGCAGACTTTGAAAGTAAAGATATGGATGGACTTGCCGAAGTAATGCGTAAGGCGATTGTTAAGGCGGAAGCCCTTGACCAAGAGAAGGAAGCTTTATTCATTATTCAGGATCCAGAGCACATGTCCCTGCTCCACTACAACCGTCAGAAGGGTGCGTCTGGGTTTGCTATGGCATGAGTTACTACAAAAACCTACCTCGATACCTATTCCTCACCAGGATCTTAAGGATAGAGGAGGACTGGTTAACTCCTGTTGAGTATTTACCATATATTTATGCATTGCTTGGTGACATTGACCTTGATCCGTGCACAACAGAGCATGCAAACAAAGAGTACCTACGCGCAAAGAAAATATACACATTGAAAGAAGACGGGCTAAATACCCATGAACCCTGGCTTGGTAAGACTTATTTATTCCCTCCAACATATGGACGTTGTTCTTTCAGTAAAGAGCGTGGAACCTGGAGGTGGGGATTAAAGGGCGGCCATAGGGGTAAATCCCCTTCTGTTGTATGGTTTAATCGTTTAGAAAAAGAGTGGAAGCTTCGGAATGTATCTGAGGCTTTACTTTTTTCTACGAGCCACGAAATATTAAGAAGCTGCCCCACGCTTTGGGATTACCCAGTTTGTATACCAAAAGATCGCGCCAGGTTGATACACGGAAGACTTATGTGTACACTTGGGGCACCATTCACGTGGGGTTTCTTTGTTTATTTACCTGGGACAGACCTTGGGTTTAATCAAGTAGACAGGTTTAAAGAAATTTTTTCCCACATAGGAAAAGTTATCTGTTAAACAAAGGGGCACGGAAGGCGTTCCTAAAGCCGTAGGTACTGTCTCCAGGGCCAGATATAACAAAACGATCATCTTCTCTGCGCTCAGGGGTTATATTTTGCTCATTTGCGTCCTTACTTTTTTCTATATACTCTTTTAAAAAACGCTTACCAGAAATATTATCCGAGACATTTGAACCATTAGGTCCATCTGTTTCCTGGTACCTGTTATCAACGTCGTAGTCCTGACTTGTTTGTAAGTTCATGCTAATATTTGGGCAGCTACCTGCACTGACATGATTACTTTCCAGTCTACCCCAGCTGAAGACACCATTTGCTTTGGCGCAAGCAAGTCAAACAATTACTTCTCTGATAACAATTTTTGGTTTGATCAGGACAGCTCATTTACTTGTGCGCCTGCTAGTACGTCAAGTGATCGGATCAATTCACCTACACACTACAATAAAGACGAGGACATTGAGTGCATAGAAGCAATTAAGGCTGCACTAGGTACAGAGAAATTCCGTGGTTTTTGCCAAGGCAATGCAATCAAGTATCTGTGGCGTGCTGACCATAAGAACGATACGGTTGAGGACCTAAAAAAATGCCGTTGGTATCTTGATCGTTTGATTGCATCGCACGAAAATATTTAAATGGTTTTACTGGAACCGAGGCCACCTTGTTCTTGGTTCCAGTACCGCCAAAATCTACGTAAGGTTTCCTGGGAAGGATCAAACTCAATGAGCTTACGCTCTAAGTATTCAATTGCCTTAACTTGATTTGGTGTACCAAGATAACTTTCTCCAATATTAAGCAAACATTGATTGAGTTGGCATTTGTGCTCAAAGAATAAAGGTACTTTCTTGTCTGCCGCCAGAAAAAGATTAAGTTCTACGCGTCTACGATTTTTTAACTTTTCACCTGCGTTTAAATAACAAGGATTAATCAGGGGACTCCACTCCTTAATAATGGCCTTCTTGCTGGCAAATGTATTTATTAACTCCAGCAAATAAGAATTTTTAAATGCAGCAAGTCCGACACTATGTGCATAACTTAGTACAGCTGCTTTCTTTTTATCGTTTAAATTAACAAATACATATTCTTGAACTTGTTTTGAAAATCCTTTAAGGTCTTCTACTAATTGTTTATTTACTTCCTCTATTGTTGCCTTGGTAAAAAAATTAACCGCACGTTTATTTATGCGACAACTTTCGTATCCAATCTTATAGCAGTCATCTCCTTCATTCTTGTACGAACCAAAACGCCCAAAACCTAAGTAGATTCTGGGCGTTGCGTAACGTTGAATTACATTTATTCCGTCTTGATTTAAGAACGGCGGAAAAACTTCCTCAGGGGACGACGACGCTGCCGTTGTAGCTGACTTCCGCGTACCCATCTAGGTCCAGGATAACAATGTAATCTTTGCTTGCATCGGTTACGTTAACAGCAACGACACCCTTGCCGCGACCGTCTTTCACGATGTTAGCAAAAGTTTTGTAGCCAGATGGAGCACTGGAGCCAGTATAGGCGTCTTCTTGGAAAATTTCCATTGTGTTGACACCGGAGCTACGATCAATCGTAACGATCAGGTTACCGGTACTGGCAGGATTAACACGAAAGCCGCGAATGTTAATGCCAGAGGTTGAAGAGGCTGAGGTAGTGCCTTGGTAAACGATTTCACTGCCAGTATTGACAGAAAAAGTATCAAGCGTTCCTTTGATAGTACGAGTAACAGCCATGGAAATTAAGAGAGTTGGCTCCCGGTAAGGTAGTTAAATTTAATTTCGGCATCGATGCCGTGTTCCTTCATAATACTGAAGAACATTTGTTTATCCATCATTTTTTGATGGAGCATGTCCATAAATGCCTCTTCCAGTTCATCCCGGTCGAGTTGTTTCAGACTCAGCGCCGCAGCGTGCAGAGCAAACTCTTCATCTATGGGTAGCTCTAAAGCATTGGCTTCCATTTGTTGTCCAATCCATACTGTTATCTTAGCAGTTCTAAGTTATGCCGTCACCCCTAACGCTACATGGGCACTGAAGAAGGTATGTACCGCTGATCAATAGCAAAATCAGGCAGATCAGGAACCCCTTCAATGTAACCTGGGACTAGAGCCGGTAACCGTTCTGTAATGTACTCTTTCAGGTAGTTTTCTGTTGCAGGGGTAGCAGCCATCTTTATTCCATTTTTTATTTAAAAGAAGAGTGCTAAAAGCATAGGTGCTTCCAAAAACCAATCCGAATAGCAAAATGATCGGTTCCACTTGCGCTTTTGCTTTTTAACTACTATATTTTAAACTACTCCAAGCTCAGTTTGCTGCAATATTGAAATCAACTTCTGCGCTGGTTCCACCAACCTCACGGAAGAAATTAGCACGCAGCTTTTTCATTGGAAAACCATATGTGTTAAACGCGTAAGTTCCGTTCTGTGTAATTGTATTGGAGATCATTGCGCCAAAATTATCGCCATCCAGGCTTCCATCTAGCCTGACAACTACGTTAGTGTTGATATTGGTTACAGTTACGTTAAGAGTATAGTTACGCGTAGACAGGTAGTTAGTAGCATACACATCAACAACATCAGTAACTCCAGGGGCAGTCAGAGTTGGGAAGTTAAAGAATACTGTTTGTTGATAGCTTTCATAAAAACTCATGATTATCTGGCGGCAAAAACAAAGGAAACCGTAGGAGTGCCTGCTGTGATCGTGACCAGGTTGCCTCTAATATATTTCAAGGGAATGTTTGTGTAACTAAGGAACGTGGTCCCATTGGCACTGATAGTAGTATTTCCTGATGAATTTAAATTAAAATAGTTAGTACCATCTAAGCTACCTTCAATTTTTACCACGACACTGGTACTAATACTGGCGACAGTAATCTGAGCAACATAGTTAATTGGTGCAGACAGGTTTTGCTCAAATACCTTAAATGCTTCTGTGGAACCTGTTGCGGTAAGCGGCGTAGCAGTAAAAAATATGCTATCAATAAAGGAAGGATCGTAGCTCATGACTTACTTCTTGTAATCTAAGTTGGATTTTAACAGCCACTGATTCTTTTTGTGGACGCGGCCCCGCTCAACACCAAGGTCTAGTGTCAACTGATCTCCAATCGCATTAGACATGGTGATCAATTCATTGAAACATGCAGCAAGTTCATTATGGTTTGTCGCCAGCTGGAGGATAATGCCTTCCTGATTAAAACAGTTTTCAAAAGGAAGCTCAGGGATATTTGAATATGTCAGATCCATCACCGTCTTAGGTGTAGCAATATCAAGAGACCTTATGTGTTCAGCAATAGTATCAATACCTTCTTCCATTTCTTTATAAATTCTTTCTGTCAGCAGATGCAGCTCGTAGAATTTGCCGCCCATTAAACCCCAGTGCACAAGCTGTGTCTGGTGGTAGATGTTGACAGAATCGCGCAGGCACTGCAACAAGAGGCAGTAACAAGGCGTCGTCTTATCAGTAGTTGCTTTTGCCATAATCACCACAATACGTTACCCCCAAAGGTCTTCACACGCCCAGTAC